GGATATACGTCAGGAGACAATGGACAAGTTGGTGCATGTACATTCGATTTAGTTTTAACTCCAGCTGGATCTATCGCTGGAATCAATAATATAAATTGCCAAGATAAACATAAAGTCGTACCAGAAGTCACAATAAATACCAGATCTGGAATAGGAGCAGAGTTACTTCCTGTTATATCCTATAGCCCTGACTTTGTTTCTGATAGTGGAACTGCTCCAAATGTTGATGGTGGATTCGGTGGCGGTAGGACAGGAATACCCACACCAGATGCTGCTAGAGCTGGTGGAAATCTCTACATTAAAGTTATAGATTGTGTATATGGTTTAGGTAAGACACAAGTTGGTTGGGTCAATGGTAATCCCTACTATGGTGATTTCCACGTTCACCCATCAACAGGTGTTAGAATGGTAGGAAAAGTTCATATAAATGAGGCTCATGCTGTAATATATAACACGAAGGAAGAAAGTCTAGGACAACCAGCGCCAGTAACCTATACTCAACCTAGAACAACCAATACTCAGACCCCACAAGCCGATGTTTCCGACTCCACTGTCACAAGTGAAACTAACACAAGTGATACTAGTTCAACTTCAACAAGCACTCCAACAACTCCAACAACAACGGAGACAACTACACCAGCTCCAGAACAACCTCAACAACAAACTCCTCCACCAACTCCACCAAGCACTCCTCCTCCTCCTACTCCTCCTTCTGGTGGCGGCGGGTCTGGCGGATCGGGTGGCGGAGGCTACGGAGGTGGATACTAAATGAGTGAAAATATAGACAAACAAACGCCGAAAACTAAAGAATACTATGCAAACTATCCAGGCTTTAGAGTTACTTCTGGGATAAAAATTCCTGATGGAGATTTGAAAGGTAAATACACTGATTTCGCAGTAATGACTGACGAGATTCAAGGTATTGCCTTTTATAAAGACGGTTTACAGAAGTTAGTTACAAATGGAACATCCTATGAAACTGTAGGAATGAAGGTGGATGAAGGAGATTTTGCAAAGATAATCTCCGCTCCAAATGGTAACATTCTAATTGAAGCAAAATCGGGAGACCTTGAGATAAGGGCAAGAAATATAAGACTTCATGCCACCAATGATCCTGATGGTGAAATGACCATAAAGGCAACTAAACACATTTATACCAAGGCTCCTATCATTGATATTGATGGTAATCTCACAAATGTCTTAGGAAAGAAAACATTGAGTATGGGTGGTAACTTTGTAGATGAATCTGGAGGTGTGGAACTTTCATCTGGAACTCAAACAGATTCAAAACAAGGTGGTTTCTTGGGAATGGTTCTTTCATTCACCAGTAGATTCAAAGATTTCTTAGGTTAAATGGCACATACTTGTTCTATAATTAATGTTGGTGATAAACTTGTTGTAGGAGCTTTAGATACGTCTTTCCTACCAGGCGTACCAAAAGTATTTCCAGGCACAGTTTCTGCTAATGGACCATGTTTCTTCGGATTAGTTCCTAACGTTGGGATACCACAGGCTGCGGTCATGATCGGCCCTCCTATGAATATTCCAGCACCAACTTCTTTACAAGTTGATGGTATTTCTATTTTTAGGACAGGTATAACCAACTTCTTTACACTCAATAATTACTTTGCCTTATGTACTAAGTTTGCTCCTACAATTAGAAACTCTACGAGTATAACAAATGGTGTCTCCACTAACAATGGACTCACTATTATGAATGGTACATGCACAATTAACGCCAGTTTAAATGTATCTGCTGTTGTGACTATAGGTGGATCACTAACTGTTGGTGGTGGAATAAAATGCCCCACTATCGCTGCAGGCTTTGGTAAGTTTGGTAGTGTTGCTGCACCATTTAAGTTCTTTGATATACCACATCCAAGTAAAGAGTTCCCACATAGGTTGAGATACTCTTGTCTGGAGGGACCTGAAATAGGCGTATATGTAAGGGGAGTTCTACAAGGCACAAATGAAATTGAGTTACCAGATTACTGGAAAGATCTCGTAGATGAGGATACTATTACAGTTCAGTTAACACCTATTGGATCTCATCAAAGTTTATGTTATGCTGTTGCTAAAATGAAAGATAAAATTAGTATATTAGTGAACCCACATGGTTTTAATTCACACACTATTCGTTGCAGTTACACAGTATATGCTGAACGTAAAGATGTGAAGAAACTGGTAACAGAATATGAAGGAGCTACAGAATAATGGCCTCTGATCCAAATTTAATCGCTAAAAGATTAAGAGAACAAAGAAAACAAGTAAAAGATGAGACAGTGGTTCTTAATGAACAACTGGCTCTAGTTGATGTAATAATTGACGAGTATGATGATTTGATTATTAAATTAGATAAGAAAATTCAACCATTGCTGCCTCCTATCAATTATCAAATTGATCAAGTACAAAAGGCATATCTTGATAGAATATCTCATGGATGTAGGAGTGATCTTACATGGCAATTAAAAGAAGAGAAGGAAATGAATATTTACAATAATCCTAATCAAGAAGTAAAAATATATGAAGTTGTAAAAGACCCATCCACATTCAGATTTCTAGGATACTATGGCGCAAAATATTACAAATATCCAAAGAATAGAGAGTATGGATCTAATGTAGTAGAAACTATCAATGACGCAGATGCAAATGTGGGTAGTAAGATTTTGCCTATATTTGATGCTGATGCAGAAACTCTAACTGGATTTACTACAGGTAGACTTTCTGGTATCAAGACAGGAGATTTTATAACAGACTCATTATCGTATCCTTACATATTTCAAGCAGGAGCTGGAACATCTATAACTGGTTTTGGACTTACTGACTACGCCAAATACAATTATGCGGTGAGTGGATTTTGTACATCAGGTGATAATAAAATATATGGAGATCAGAGAATAGGATTCATAACTGATTTCAGTATTGGAGATGAAGTTTATGGTGCCCCAGACAGAAGTGGTGCTGGAATCATACCAACAGGAACAACTATTACAGGGTTTGGAACTGCGGTTGGTATCGTAACTTTTGTGAACTCTGCTGGTATTACTACAGGTGTAGAAGTAACTCTAGATTTTGCAACTCTAAGTAATGCAGTCACTAACAACATCAATAAAGATATAGGAACATCATTCTATGTCGGAGTCGTATCATCATACTATTACGCAGACCTAAGTGCTGCTCCCAATGCTACAGGTATTAGTAGTTCTTTCATTATTATTAGACCTGGCGATTTAACAAACATAGAGTTTGAATCCACTAAGAATCCAATAGACCCAGTAGAGATAGGTATAGCGAGGGGTGCGAATATAGGAAAAGGACATAGATTGGAATTGATTAATAATGGAGATCCAGACATTACTGCACAATGGAGAGAAATTATTGAAGATCCAGAACCAGCCGTGGGTGCTGGTAGAGTGGAATATTATATTGGTACTACTCAGTGGCCTACTATATCAAGAAGGGATTCTGATGGAGATGTATTTACTACACATGCAACTCTAGGACAGAGAGTTATTGTGGGTGTGGGTGCAACTATCGGTGCTGGTATAGGGTACACAGGAAACCCTCCAGGCGGAAATATTCCGAGTGATTGTGGTACTTACGATACTGCAATTATTGATGCTGAAACTGAACTACAAAATCTTATTATTGCAAGCACACCCAAAATAAATCACTATATAAATGGAGCAGATTCGTTGCGACAACTAAGAGATGATGATGAAACAAAAGCATGGGGATACCTACAAGCAATAGGTTTCAACAATGCAAAAGCTAGTAGACAACTATCGCAAGCAGAAACTATAGAGGACTTTAATTGGCCTGACGTTGGAATTACAACATGATACCAGAACATTTCTACCCATTTTGGACTGTTTATGATAGTCTAGGACAGAAGTATTGTGATTGCAGCCACGAGGAGTATGCAATCAGAACTTTAGAATTACATGAAGGTGAGGAGTTTACTTACAGGAGGATAGATGCTCCTAAACCACTGCCACCACACATTGTAGATGTAACAGCAACAGCTGAAAAAGAATTGCCTGGGCAACAGGGATTACCTTCAGCAGTTGAGAGATTACATAATGATATCAGAAAGAGTTTGAGGAAACCTTTTGAACCTCTACCAGAAAGTGAATTGAAAAGCATGCCACATGATTTACATTGATTGCCGACAAGAATTTTTAGATTGGTCTAAGTATGACTTATCGAAAGACGAGATATATGTTGTAGATTACATCTTTCCGCCTTGGTTTGTTCACCATGTTCATGATATGGTGATGACAGGATACAACTGGTTCTGGGGACACACCAGCGGATATGCTGAAGATGGTAGAGATGTGGGTGCAGATCCTACATGGGAAGAGGCGCCAGCCTTGAAACAACAGATATTTCCTCCAGACAGGAGTGACATTGCACAGGACAGTGCCTTCAAAATGATCTACAGTGCTGTTATGAATACTCTACCATTTGAAGTAGAACTGGGAGAGATAATGATAAATGGACAACAGTGGATACATAACACAACACCACATCAGGATTGTACATGTGACAATGGCCTCAGTTTCTGTTATTATGTAAACAAAGAGTGGAATCCAGAGTGGGGAGGTCAGTTGATGTATAAGTTAAATGATAAGTGGGAAGGGGTAGACCCTGCCCCAGGCAGAGTTATATTCTTCAAAGGAAATATATGGCATCATGGTATGCCACCAAATGAAAAGTATCGTGGACTAAGATCTAGTCTGGTATATAAAACAATGAGAAAAGTACCTCTACCTTCAAAATGAAAAAAGAAATCTTTGGAATACCTATCTTTGAAGACAAGGTTGATGTAACTAAATTTGATATCATTCCTAAAGCTCCACTAGAACCAACATGGGATTCTGGTGTTCCTTCTACTTTCTCATCACAAAAACAAGAACTGATTCCAGAGGATATATGGAGATATCTATCTGAAGTTATAGAAAGGAACTTGTACCCAGCAAACTTGATGGGAGAGAACGCAAGGTTCGGGCATATATGGAAAAATGTCTATGAAAAACATCACTATCAGGATGCTCACATACACCCTAAAAGTCAGTGGAGTTTTGTAATTTATGTTGATGTAACATCAAGGACAGCCTTCTTTAATCCTTCAATACATAATATACAGAATCATATAGGTTGCACAAATCCTTATTTTCCGTTAGACTATAAGCCTAATCTTGAGCCTGGGAGTATCATTATATTCCCATCATTCCTCATGCACATGGTTAATTCAGGCAATGAGGGATCTACAATATCTGGAAACCTTTACATGGAGTATCATTAATGGCAAAAGAAAATAGAATGAGTCGAGAGGAATACCTCAAGAAATGCGAGGAAGTAGAAGATACTGCCTACGCAGAACAAGGGCATCCTCAGAGTTTTGGAAACAATCTATTACTCCAAAACATTGATGCCTTCGGTAAGGAGATTGCAAAATTGAGTACTAAAATAAGAGCCCTTGAGAGATCTGCTAATGACGCAGAACTTAGAATCGTTGGACTCGAGCATGAAATCGCACTATTATCAGAGGAGGTTGAAAATGGTAAAACGCACACACACGATTGAGAAAAAAAATCCCCAACATAATCAGATATGGGAATGGGAAGAAACTCCAGAGTTAGCGGCATATATTGCTAAACAAACTGGTAAACAGGTTTTACAGGATGGTCCTAAAGTACCCGAATCTTAAAGATCATATATTTGAGTATGATTTGTTATCTCATCAGGAATGTGATGAGATAGTTTCTTATTTGGATTCTCGTGAATGGGATGACTTCATGTGGTATCAGGGTTCAACTAATGAACATCTTGATCTTGATAAAGATTCAAAGATGAAGTCAACTGTAAATTGCCCAGAGGCGGCATCCATGATACAACCACATATAAATGAGGAGTTGCATCATGCCTTCCATGAAAAATATAATTATTATAGTGTTGGATCTGGCGGTGGTGGTTCATTCTGGGAAGCTAGCTCTGGTATAAAATTCAATAAGTATGCTGTTGGCGATTATCTTAGTCCTCACTACGATCACATTCATTCTCTCTTTCAAGGACAATTTAGAGGAATACCTGTCACAAGTGTGGTAGGTGTATTGAATGATGACTTTGAAGGCGGTGATTTTATATTTTGGGAAGAACACACTGTCAATATAAAGAAGGGAAGTGTGTTAGTATTTCCAGCACTGTATTTGTTTCCACATGAAGTCACTCCAGTTACAAAAGGAGTTAGATATTCTTGGATACAATGGATTGTATAGTCCTGATGTA